CCCCGTCGTTCTTTGCGTAGTAAATTGGAGGATTTTGAGCGTGAGTAAGAGCAAGCAGGAAACCCACGACACGCAGTTGCAGAAGGAATTGGTCAAGCAGTACGGCGAAGGGGTGGCTGTCTCTGCTCGCGACATGCTTGAGGAAGAAAGCTCCAGGAAGATGGTCGTGCCGGTCGGCCCCGCATTGAATGTGGGTCTGCATGGCGGCATCCCCGAGGGATCTTGGATCACTTGTTCGGGCCAGCCGAAGACCGGAAAAGAGCAGCCTGTTTCTGCGACAGTCTACACGCCGAGCGGCCCCCGCAAGATTGGCGACATAGAGATTGGCGATGTCATCTGCCATCCGGATGGTGACACGGCAAATGTCGTTGGTGTTTTCCCCCAGGGGATTAAGCCGGTTTACAGGGTCACCTTTGACAACGGCGATACGGCCGAGTGCGGCTTAGAACACCTTTGGGAGGTTTCCGCAAGACTTCGCAAGAACACCGAGGTCATACCGCTCAAGGAATTCAAGGATGATCTGTACTACAAGGAGAAGAGCAATCGCTGGGGGCAGAGGCCCAAGTGGCATGTCCGTTTGACTAGTGCTGTCTCGTTCCGTCCTCGTCCCGTGCCTGTGCATCCTTATGTCGTCGGACTCATGCTGGGCAATGGGTCGATGGGCGAAAAGCAGTTGTGTTTTTCTGCCGCTGATCGCGAACTGGCCGTGGCCGTGGCGGACCATACTGGCTGCGAGATCTCTGCGGTCAAAGCCAACAATTATGATTACCGGCTGACCGGGGCCAAGCAACTTAAGACAGCCCTCAAGCGTTTAGGTCTGATTGGCAGGAATTCCCACACCAAGCATGTGCCCGACTGCTACCTGTACAATTCCGTCGAGGTGCGCCAGGCTGTTTTGCAGGGCCTGATGGACACCGACGGCACCGTCGACAAAACAGGCGCAGCAGAGTTTACCACCGTATCCCAGCGTTTGGCTGATCAGGTCAAGTGGCTGGTGCAATCGTTAGGCGGGCTGTGTTCGGTCAGGGCTTCACGGCGCATTTTCAACGGCAAGCTTTTCAGGTTTTATCGTTGCCATATTCGTATGGTCGACATGTCTTCGATTTTCCGCCTGCCCCGCAAGAAGAATCGTTGCCAGAAGCGCACGACCAACATGACCCGCAGGATTGTCGCCGTCGACTATGTGCGGGATGAGCATTCGGTTTGCATAAAGGTTGACCGTGAGGACGGGCTTTATCTGACCGATCACTTCATCGTCACCCACAACACATCGACGGCCTTGTCCTTCGCCGCCCAATGCCAGAAGCCGGAATACGGTGGTCGCCATGTTTATTACCTGAACATCGAGGGTCGTCTCAAGGAGATGAACCTGAAGGGGACCGCGGGCCTGAACCTAGACAAGTTCACCATCTTCCGGTCCACCCCCGAACGCATCCTCACCGCCAAGGACTACCTGACCCTGGCGATGAAGTGCATCAACACCGACCCCGGCTGTCTGGTCATCATCGATTCCGTCTCGGCTTTGTGTGACGAGAAGGAAATGGATGAAGGTGTCGGCTACGAGAATCGTGGTGCTGGCAACAAAATCTTCGCTGGTTTCTGTCGACAAGCCTCCAATGTCGTTCCAGTCCGCAACTGCTTTGTCTGGGCGATCCTGCACCTGACGCAGTCGCAGGGCATGTACGGCGGTTTTGTGGAAAAGGGCAGTCGCACTCTGCAATACCAGGCTGATGTTCAGATGCGTGTCAAATTTGACCGCGCCTGGAAGGTCGGGTCGGGAGGCAACGAAAAACAGATCGGCCAACAGGTCCATTGGCTGATCGAGTCCTGCGCCCTTGGCCCGCCCCAGATGGAAGTGGACAGCTACATCCGCTATGGCATCGGCATCGACCATGTTTACGAGGCCATCAACCTGGGCGCCCAGCTTGGTCTGATCGGCAAGGCCGGGGCGTGGATGAGCCTCGATTACATGGAGCGACACCTAGACCTGATGGGCGTCGACAAGTGGAACGATGAGGCGGTCAAAAGGGTCAAGACTCAGGGGGCCGAAAAGCTGTACAAGCTGCTCCAGGACAATCCTTCGTGGATTGCCGCCCTAGAGTCCGAAATCAACGCCATGCTGCGCCCGTCATGAAAGTGAAAGGCCTTGATGGGAGGACCTACACTTGGTCCTTCACGGGGAGGTCGCACTCCGGGGCCGAAACAGCCCCGGCCCGTTCTGGCCTGCATGGTCGGGTCAGATCCCTGCTGCGGAAGATCTACCCTGTCGACCGGATCATGGAGGAGGTGGGTCTGCCCGGGTCAAACGGCCTTCGGGTGGACTTCTACCTTCCCCTCCGCAACTTGGTGGTTGAGGCGCACGGCGAACAGCACTATCGTTTTGTGGCCCACTTCCACGGCACCCTGATGGGGTTCTTGGAATCCAAAGCCAGAGACCAGAAGAAAATTGAGTGGTGCCTTCTGAATGGCATCCAGGTGATTGAGTTGCCTTACAACGAGGAGGATGAGCAATGGGAGAAGAGGTTGAGGGAGTGAAGTCTGCTTCCCAGTCTGCCGATGAGATGCTGGACAATTACGAGAAGCTGGTTCTTCCCGGCAATGACACGGGGGCGATGCGGTACATCAACGCCACCCAGCATGAACTGAACGCCATGTCTGCCGAGGAATGCAACGAGGCCGCTGTCATGTTGACGTGCCTGGCCTTCCATGTGGCCAAGGCTTGCAACAAATTGCGCGCAAAAATTCGCTATTGCAACGAAGCCATCCTCAAGTGTATCGCCAACAAAACGGCGAACTACAGGTACAACTCCCCGGACGAGAGAAGGGCGTTGGCTATTCAGGAAGACGACTTTGCCGCCAACATGAAGAAGCAAGAGGTCTCTCTTTCTTGTCGGCTGGAAAGGATTGATTATTTGTCACTTCGGCTTGAAAAAGTAGCCGATATGTTTGCATCTTTGGCCGCAACCAAACGGAGACAGCAATGAGCGACAAGGAGCTTTTGAAAAAGATGGCGATGGCCATGGCTTCCGAAGACTGGGCGACGGTTGCCCAAGTGGCTTCGCAGATGGCTGGCGGGACCACGACCGAACCCGCGCCTGAACCAAAGAAGGCGACCAAGGCCAAGAAGACGGCAAAGGTGGCGGAACAACCCGCCCCCGCGTCAACGAACCAGTTCAAGGACGACTTGTCTCTGGAGAAGGGACATATCGCAACAGACAGGAAGTTGAACAAGAAGATTCGTCCGGCAGCCCGCAGGCCCCCGTCCCAAAACCTGAGGATGGTCGATGTTGTCTGCCCAAAGTGCAACAAGACCCATCAGGTGACTGCGGTGCAGGCTTCGATGCGGCGAGACATTGATTCTGGGGTGGTTTGTGCTGGTTGTCTGAGGAGAGGGAGATGAATCAAGATCCGGCAGCGGAGAGGGCTGTTCTGGCGGCTCTTCTCAAGGGTGGTCACGAGGCGTGGGTGGACGTCTCGGATGTGCTTTCTGCGGCCTGTTTCACTTGTGGAACAAACGCCGTCTACTATCGTTGCTTGGAGAAGGTTCTGGCTGAACCCAACTCCAAAGCGGACATACCCTCTATCGTGTCGGCGGCTGGCACGCTGGGGTTTGCGGATACATTCAAATCCCAGGAGGAGCAGAAATATCTGCGGGCCTTGGCGGTCACGCCGGTTGAACCATCCAATCTACGCCGGTTGGCCGCACGCCTAGTCAAATTGCACAAGGCCAACGAATTCTCCGAGGTCATGAAAGATTCGGCAGAGAAACTGGCGAATATTTCGGGCGACGAAACCCTTGGGGAAATCCTGGGGATTGGCGAAGAGGCCGTCTTCAATTTCGTCGGTAATCTGGGCAACCAGTCCGAAAGCCTGGCTCATATCTCCAAGGACTTGGACGAATACATTGATTACCTTGCCGCCAACCCGTCGGAGGTGATGGGAATCTCTTCCGGTTTGCCTCAGTACGATGCGGCGATCGGGGGCGGGTTCCAGCGCGGCACGGTCAATGTGATCGGTGCTAGGCCGAAGACTGGCAAGACTCAGTTGGCTGACAACATCGCCCTGCATGTCGCCTCCAAGCTGAACATCCCCGTCCTGAACCTGGACACGGAAATGTCAGCGAAAGAGCATTGGCATCGCATGTTGGCGAACATGGCGAATGTGGTGGTGGACGACATCAAGAGTGGCAAGTTTGCCGCCGACGAGATGAAGTCCAAGGCTGTGTACGAAGCCAAGGAAAAGCTCAAGAATATCCCCTACCACTACGCATCGATTGCTGGCCAGCCCTTTGAGGAGACGGTCGGCTCCATGCGGCGATGGTTGTATCGTCATGTCGGCTTCGATGAGTCTGGACAGACAAAGCCAGCCCTCATCGTGTTCGACTACATCAAGCTGATGGACGACCGCAGTATCACCAAGAACATATCGGAATTCCAGGCTCTGGGATTCCTGATGACCAACCTGCACAATTTTGCGGTGCGCTATCAGGTTCCCGTCCTGGCGTTTGTCCAGTTGAACCGGGACGGCATCAATGCCGAGGACACGAGCACGGCTAGCGGTTCAGACCGCATCATCTGGCTGTGTTCAAACTTTTCCATTTACAAGTGGAAAAGTCAGGAGGAGATGGCCGAAGAAGGAATGGGGCCGGACGGCGTGCGTTACAACCTGAAGCTTATCCCGGTTGTTTCGCGCCACGGCAAGGGGCTTGAGGGTGGGGACTACATCAACATTCAGGGGCAGTATGAATATGGCAGACTCAAGGAAGGACCGACGCGGAACAGCCTACTCCGCAGCAAACCAACACGGTCAGGCTTCGACAATCCCCCCCAAGACTCCCCAGAGTTTTGAGCGCCTACGGAAGATAGCAGCAGCGGCCACCCAAAAGCTTGAGACAGTCTTTGACGCCCTTGGGCTGGAGTACAAGCCCGCCGAGAACTCGTTCTTCACGGCGTGCCCCGTGCATGGCGGCGATAACCCGACCGGCTGTCGGGTCTACTACAACGCCTCCATGGGGTACTGGCAATGCTTCACCAGGGGCTGCGAGAAGGTTTTCCGGGACGACACTTTTGGCTTTGTGCGGGGTGCCCTGTCTCGCCAGCGTTACGGGTGGGTGGCTGAAGGCGACAAGGTGGCGACGGTCAACGAGACGGAGAAGTTCCTCTCTGCCTTGTTGTCGCTCACTCCAGGTGCGGAAATTCCCCAGGTTGACAAAAGTCAGCGGGAGTTCGTCACCGCCACCCGCATCATGCAGGTCGAAAGCGGTCCTGTCGGCAAATGGGGCCGCGATCTCGTGCGGAGCCGCATGGAGATCCCCAGCAAGTTTTTCAAGGGGCGCGGTTTTGGCGATGAAGTGCTCAACCATTTCGATATCGGCGACACGAAACAGGGGCCGTTCGCTGGCAGGGCCGTTGTCCCCATCTATGACCACACCGGTCGGATGGCGGTCGGTTTCTCTGCCAGGGCGATTGGGGATATGCAGCCGAAGTGGCGGCACTCCGAGGGATTTTCCCGATCCCGTGTCCTTTACAACCAGTTTGTTGCTTTTAGAGAGGCTCGTCGCTCAGGCACGATCATCCTGACTGAGGGACCGTGCGATGTTTGGCGCCTCTGGGAGGCTGGTTACCACAATGCGGTGGCACTGTTTGGCGTTGCCCTGAGTGACGCGCAGCAGGTGCTGCTGGAATCATCCGGAGCCAGTCGTGTGATCGTGTTTCTGGATGACGATGAGGCTGGACAGATTGCCTCGCAAAAGATTGTTGCCCAGCTTTCCAGGTCATTCCGCGTGATTGCGGCTCGAGCTGGACAGGGTAAAGATCCAGCCGATTTGTCTGTGGACGAAATCAAGCAGGTACTAGGGAGGCTCAAGTGATGTTAGTCGGAATCGCAGGCAAAAAAGGGGCTGGCAAAGACACCCTCGCCCACGACCTCGTGGAGCATCGTCATTGGATCAATAACTATCTGGCTGCTGGCAAGGTCTTTCACTTTGCCGACACCCTCAAGAAGGTGACCGTGGAGTTGCTTGGTATTCCGGCCGAGATGGTTTACGGCACCCAGGAGGACAAAGAGCAGAAGTGTCATCTGCGCTGGGAAAACATGCCGACTTACGAACTGATGGGGGATTTGCGTCCAACTGGCCGGATGTCTGTCCGGGAAGTGTTGCAATACTTCGGCACAGAAATCCTGCGCAAGATGTATGGCCGCGTCCACATCAACGCCACCTTCAACGCCATCGCCCAGTACGAGGAATCCCAGGAGGGCCAGGTTCTGTCCGTCGTCGCAGATTTACGCTTCCCGAACGAGTGCGATGCCATTAAAGAAGAGGGGGGTATCGTCATAGGTTTAACCCGTGGCGAAAAAGGCGATAATCATGCTAGCGAAAACGCTTTAGATGACTATTCTTTCAATGTACTGATCGACAATATCGGTATGACTCGTGAAGAGCAGCTTGAAGCCGCTCTCAAATCCTTGCGAAGGAGCTACCGTTGATTGTAACTTTTTTGCGGTCTAGCTCCGTAGGGTCTTATGGTTGGTGTCCACACAAGTTCTTTATCACCAGTAACTTGGGTCATAAGGAACCTTCCGGCAAAAAAGCCGAGTCTGGAAACATCGTCCATAAGGCTCTGGAACTTCTAGCCCGCAAAAAACTGGCCCATCAAAATAAAGAAAAAACCTTTTCTGATCCCGAAGTCGAAAAAGAATTCGACACAGCCACTTTCACCCCAGAATTAGCCATCGCTGCTGGCTGGGATCACTACACCAACCCCGAACGCACCATCCATCCCTGGACTAACGGCGACCGGAAGAAATGCGAGCAATGGACCTGGGATGTCTTGCTGTTTAACGACGGCATGTTTTCTCCCGTCAATCGCAATGTCGTCATGCCGGAACAATATTTTGAAATAACTTTGCCCCACGAATGGGCGAAGTACGAATATTCGTTGCCAGATGGCCGCAACTATAAGGGCCAGTTGATTTTGCGCGGCACGATGGACCTCGTCACCAGGATCAGGCCTGGGCTGATTGAGTACATCGACTGGAAAACCGGCAAGCGTCGATGTTGGGTGAAAGATAAAGTTAAAGAATATGATGATATGTATGAAGATTTTCAGCTTCGTCTATATCATTATGCCTTGTGCGAGCTTTATCCAAACGATGATATCTTAATGACAATCTTTTTTGTGCAAGATGGTGGGCCTTACTCTTTGTGTTTGCAGCGGTCAGACTTGCCCGACACACTTCAGATGATTCGTCGTGAGTTTGAAAAGATCAAAATGGACAATCATCCCCGCCGCATTCTCGACCGCGATCCCAAGAACTGGAAGTGTAGTCGCCTGTGCTCTTTTTTCGACGACCAGCATCCTGTCTCCGGTTTGTCGACTTGCCAGCATTTCAAGAATGAGATCATTGAATTGGGGATCGACAGGGTCGTCTCCAAGTATGCGGTGGGGGAACCTTGGGCCGGTTACGGTTCCGGTGGTGGCAGAACAGAAAGGGTTGACGAGGCTGCCAATCAAGCCGTAGTATCTTCAGGAGTAGCGTCGTGAGTAGCTGCCATTTAAAGATCGGGACTAAGATCGTATTGAACGAGGCCGAGCAAAGGCTGGCCAAGTTTTTAGCGAAGTCCAGATACATGAAAAATAGGCAGTCCAACACGAAAGACGGCAAGGTGGGGCCGCAAGATTGTGAGACAACAGATCTGGAAGGAATCGCAGCAGAAATCGCATTTTGCAAGATGGTCAATGTCTATCCAGATTTACAGCTGGATGAACGACCAGAGCATGATGCCACTCTTCCATGCGGCACTACTGTCGATGTCAAAGCGACCAAATACAAGAACGGCAAGCTTTTAGCCGTTCCAGGAAAAGTGGATAAGTCCGATGGACTTGACACCTACTCGCTTGTTGTGGGCGAGTTTCCCGGCCCTTATGAGTTTAAGGGCTTTTGCAAGCGTGAGGAGTTGCTGCGGCAGGAGCGACTCACGAATCTGGGCTACGGCCCCACCTATGCCGCGGAACAAAAGGAGCTTTCTGAACAGCCATGA